CGGAGTCGTGCCTACGTTCTTTGTCGCAGCGTCGCCTAAACCAAGGTTTGTGAGAGCCTCTGCAACAGTCTTACCGCCTGTGCCGCCGCCCGATATGGACACCGGATTGGCGGAGTTCCACTCTTCACGCACAGTGAACGCCCGCGAGCCTGCTGCGCCCACGCCAATCACTTTGAAAACACGATAATTAGTATTCGATACAGTAAGGGGAATTAGTGTTAAACCCACCTGAGAACTCGATATATTATCAACTGTTATACTAACAGCAGTGCCTGCGGTATAGGTCACTCCAGCAGGAGGATTTAGCCACGTGTTATAAGCAGTTAGGTAATTAGCCCCCGATGTGAATACGAAGTTCTGCCAGTCAAAATTAGCGGTGGCCGTCATACTCGGCAAGCCAATACCCATGTCTGTCAGGGTGAGGTTCTTGAGCGCGTCAGCCACCGCAGCAGTGCCAGCAGCTGCGATTTCAGAAAGGTTATTAACAATTTTTAACGCCGCAATATCAACTGCTCTAACCGCTTTCGATGTCGCGGCGACTGTTTCGCTGGTGCTGTTTGTTGCGTTACTGAGCTTAACAATCCCTTGGATAAGAAGAGTTGCAACAGGTAAATCGGGTGTCTTATCGATAATCAACTTTAGAATTGAGGCTAATAACTGATTATTTTCACTCTCGTCTATTTCAATTCCAGCCTCAGTTAATACTGAGATTAATTCTTGCTGAATATTTCGAATGGCACCCTGACTATTATTCAACCACAAGCCCGGAACAATCGTACCTTGCTCACCCGTTGCAGGGTTACCGTCATGAAATGCATTGTCAGGGGTATTAATCGGCGGCATGATATTTTTCATGATCAGCTCTCCTGGTAAGTAAAATAACAAAAAGTATGGGCTGGCTTGAGATTGTTAAATACAGTTTCAATTACAGTGTCTGAAAAGGAGGATAAGTGTTCACCCGCAGCCGATATGCCCGCTCTAAATCTGAATGTTTGGGTCTTTGAACCGAACACATTCACCCGCCAGACCCAGATAACCTCTGGCGTCATGAGTGTATCGCCAGCCCGATTAACCCCCGCCCTGAAGGGCTCCAGCTCATCAATGGTTATCTGATATCCAGCGCTGGCCGCAATGCGTTTAAAATAGGGAATACTGAGCCCACCAGACTCTGACAGTTTGATAAGCACCACTTGTAAACGCTGTTGATAGCTGGCTTCTGGCTCAGCGGTAATCTCCAGAACGCGCTCCCAATCAACCAGCAAGCTATTGGCATAAAAGGGAGTGACGCCCCCCAATACGGCATTAGCCAAAAGAGAGGCGGCATCAAGGGCATTACCTTCAGCCTGAATTTCAGCATTGATCTTCGGCTGCTGAGAGTCATAAGCCACAGGTGGTAGCAACAGACCCATCAGGGTTGAGAATTTCATAGCAAGGCCACTGTAATCGTGCCGACACGTAGCCACTCGACAATAGCGTCATCGACTTGTGGGATCACATTATCAACGGGAGTGATTATTTTTCTGTCAGTGATGCCTGTAATAAACGAAACCAACATTTCAGCCTGACTGCGAATAAAGGTTTCACCGGGCATCAGGCGATTTATATAGTTATTTAACGCCTCTTTAATTAACGCTTCTGCCACATCAAAAGTAATACCGCTTAATGTGACTTTAACTTCGATATCAAATGTCTTAATCGTCGGAGCCATGACCAATGAACTCTTGGCTGTTACCGGACGAACGTCATCAATATGAAGCTGCGTATCGGCAATAATAGCTTGGGATGGCAAGCCATCAGCGGAGGTGATCACAATATCAACGGTGCCTAAGCCACGGCGTAATGGGTAAACAAACGCGGCCGTTACGCCAGTGACCTCCAACGCCCAACGTTTGTAGTCATATTTATTCCCGCCAGCAGGAGGACGACGAATAATATCGAGCAACCGCGCCAGCAAGTCTTCCGGGCTTTCTTGGTCAGTCCCCCCGCGCATAACGCCAATGATAACAGTGCTATCCACCCCATCTGGCGTTGATGACAACGTGCCCGACATCACCTGTGTCGTGTTTCCGGCTGAGCCTGCAATAGCGGCCTGCGCGGCCACGGTTAACTTGCCATTAAGCCCGATAGTGGCCTGCTGAGTGGTCACAAATGAGAGCGCGTCACGCGTCACGGTTAATCCACTGACCACGGTGGCATTAGGCTCACCTGTTAGGTCAATCGTACCTGTTGCGGTATTGGCGGGCTTACGAACGATGCCTCGTGTCCGACAATGCAACTCCAGAAACTCAATATCCGCCGTGTCGGGGAATATCTGGCGAACTATCCAGCCTTGATCCTGATAGATTCCCGCAGCACAACTGGCCACTGAGGAGGCCCGAATATAGTAATCACTGTTTTCAGAAATATCGGCATCAGCTAATAAGTTACGTATATCGCGTAAGATATTGGAACGAATAGCCTCGACGGTGGGTGTAATATGGGGCATCAGGCAACCCTCACTTGATGGCGAAACGTTTCTGATTGATTGGAGGCGGTTTCCACCACGATATGCAGTAATAGCCATCCGGGCGTTAATCGGGTCGCTGTCACCGTGATCGCGGTGGCGCGATTATCATCAATCAGGCGTTGTAATGCCTGTTCAGCATATTGGCGAGCCAGAGTGTAAACACGCGGGACATCTTTCTCGCGAGCCAGCTCATGCAAACGTGAGCCCAGCGAGGTATCGGCCCACCATGAGCCTAGCGGCACCATCAGGCACAGGTAGACGGCATTGGCCAGCGTATTGATACGTTCGCCAGTGTAGTCGCGGGTTGAAGGGTCAATTAGCATGTCCATGCCGCCACTATGGCGGCACAGAGCAAGAAAATTCAGGTGAAGAGGTTCAGTGGGTTAGGCTTTGGCGTCCGAGGTATTACCGCTCATACTGTCAATGTGATGATGTCCGGTCAGAGATATGTCACCCGCTTGCACATCACCCTCGGTGACGTAGTTGCCTCTGGCCTGTTCGATATTACCCTCAAATGTTGCCCCGGTGCCACCCTTGATGGCCATACCACCATTGCCAGTGATTTTAGCCTGAGCAGTCACTTGCTCACTGGCGTTCACCATCGGGGTATTAAAATCAGCCTGATTCTCAGCATTGATCTCATAGTTCTTGCAGCTCACGCGGTAAGTATCACATTCAACATCAATGATGCGGCCACGCTTCAATACGATTTTAGCACCCTCATCGGTATAGAGTGCCACCTCCCCGGACTTGAGCCCCTGAAGCCGATAAGCACCATGCTCAGTGGCAATCACGATGCCATGAGAAGTGGCCCCACCCAGAGGTAATATCACCGCCATCGTGCCGGGTAAGGGATTGGAGGTAAAACCGTAATGCTGGAACAGCTCATTATCCTGTAGCTGCTCTCCAGCCAGCGCTCGAGCCTGTACGGTTTGAATCTGTCCGTCACTGTTAACCCGCGTTAACACCGCCCTAAATGCCTTTCGAATGCGGTTTAACGCGGTATTAATCCGACTATCAACACTATTCCACATCGACTATCCCCAGTTCTGTATTTTTCTTACCCTTTCTTTTGCGGCCCTTTTTCTTTTTCGGGAAGGCATCCGGTATCCAGACCCCATCCTCTTTTAACCGTAAGGTGGTGGTCTCGCCTTCAGGACGGCCCCCGATAAATTCACGGCCCATCAGGAAGAAAATAGCATCAATCCCATGGGGTTCACTGCGGACATGAATACGCTGTCCGGGCTCCCACAATACGCCATCAGAAGTACGGTGTCCGGCGACGACGCCCGTTAAGCTGTATCCCGCTAGACGCGCATCCGCCATCGCCTTACGTCCGCGATAGCGCACCTGATCCAGATTGTCAGCATCACCCACCACCATAATTTGCGGACGGTAATACGGCACTGTCGGGTCTTTTATCACGGCTTTGAGGCCGTGTGTTCCTGTCTCAGCCGTCCCCGTCTCATTGCTGAAATCATCGTCCTGATTATCGTCTGGATCGTCACTGGTCGCGCTTTGGATGCTGGCACCCTCAACATCCACAATACCCAAGTTAGCAGAGGATTTAGACCCCTGAGCATGGCCCTGCGCCAACACCGTGAGTTCGGAGAATGAACCGTTAATAGACGCGTTATCGTTCAGTGACAGCAGGTTATTGCCTTCGCCGTTAAATTGCATAATCAGCGTGGCCACTGGGGGCGCGGTGTAATCCGGCCCGCCGACTACCAAGGTGCCATCAGGCTCAAACCATGGCCATAAGCCTCGGCCCGCAGCTGCACGGACTAACGCATCCCAAGCGCGTTCACCGGGTTCGATACTGACCTTATCGTTACGGATGGCACTCTCGGCATTAATTCGAATCTTTGTGATGCCCAGTGGCCGCACGATATTGGCGATCACTTCTTCCAGCCCCAACTGGCGGGAGGTGAAGATAGGCGCGGCACAATCCACCAGAATGGCTGCACCATCACGCCCCGACAACGAGAGGGTGCATTGTTTACGGGCGATGTTTCGCTGAATGCTGTCGATACGGCCCACCATCACCGTATCCGCCCCGATTTTCACCTGAACGGGGATGCCACGGGTAATACCGGGCGGAAATACGCCATCGGGCAGGCCCAGAGAAACAGACCAAGCATCGGCGGGGATCAGGAAATCAGAGTCAATCTGATAACGGCTCCACGCGCTGTGGACTTTGCCATTAATCAGAATACTGACGCGGTTGTCCTGCTCTTTCTCAGACGGCGTAGGCATGGAGCTTATCCCCCGGCTGAAGGTTGTTCGGGTTGCGCAGTTGAGGATTCAGACGTTGTAACTCGACGGCACGACGATAGTCGCCGTACCAACGGTGAGCCAACAAATGCAGGTTACTGACGCTATCAACCTGACGCAGTATCAGTGGTGGACGGGTGGTTATTATATTGGCGGCCAACAGTTGCACGGCCAGCGCCATCTCTTTTAAACCCTCTACCACAGGTTGCCATGCAATACCCAATGCGGAGGGACTTGAGCTGACCTCTTGCGTGGCCTCAGCATACTGAGCTCGATGCTGGTCAATGGCCGCTTGAATAAACTGGCGGGTATCATTAGCAATACGTTCAATCTCAGTGGGCGACAACAGACTATTGATGTCTTCATTACTGAAGATATCAGCGGCGTCCAGAGCCAGTTCGCCCGCAACGACGATAGTGACCATGGCAATCAACTCAGCAATATCGGCCACCGATGCCCCTGCTGGCATATCGACTGGAGCAGTTTTTTCACCGGATATCAGTGTAGTAGGTAAATTGGCAATCTCAGTCAACTGGCGATGAGACTCGCCCCAGTCAGACATAGTGGCATTGGTCTGGCTGATTGCGCTGGCCGCAGAGACGCCGCTGCTGCCACTGGAGGTAGCATTCTGTGACGTGAGGCTGACCGCACTTTGCAAGTCACTCATAAACGCGCCGGGGTATTGCACAAAATCAGTGGTACTGCCGACAAATCCGGTTATCTCACCGCGAAAAATAAGCAGCATATTGAGTGCCGCAGACGCCAGCGCCTTAGATTTTGACATCAGTTTCTTAGCATCACGTAACGGGGCCATTGCCTTGTCCATCAGACTCTGCTCGGCATCCATCAGCGATTGCACCTGATTAAAAATGACATCAGCCTGAGCGGTAGGATAGTCCTGACTAAAAAAGGGGTTCCCCGTTTTTGACTCAAGAAACACCAGTTCAACGGTGCAATAATCTACGTTTTCGGCATCGTGACTTACCTGACACTCCAGCGGTTGCATTTGAGGCATTGAGCCGTAGATGGGGTGGATCAGTTCACCTGCGCCACGCTTATCCAGTTCCGCAATAAAGGACTGTAACCGACTATCGTAATCATCCCCCCAGAATAGGGCTGTCATGCGGATGTTCCGTGCCTTGCGGCCCATATCCTGCACATCAGCCCCATCAATATAGGGATATTCATGCTGTGCCGTATCGCGGCTCCACGTATCTCGGGTGTTGATCACATCAAATTTCACCCCACGAAACGAGGCATCTAACATGCTATCTGACCAGCTCATTGAGGACTCCCGGTGGGGCCGCGCACGGCTTGTGTACCATTGTGGTCATTGACTATCTCAGCAAGCACGCGGCCATCGACCTCTAATTTAGTGGTGAGCTGAATGGGCTGACTCTTTTGTCCCTGCTGGCCAGCGGACAGATAGGACGGCACACCAAAGCCAGCCAGATTATTGGCGGATGCATTAAAGGGGTTAACATCGGCGGTGGTGATATTGGATGGAACCGAGATTGAGGAGCCTTTCTTACTGAGTCTGTCCTTAACGACTGACCAAGCTAAATCTACAAAGGAATACCCCGAGGTGCCTGTTGATATTGAGTCCACTTTTCCCGCCATATCTTTCTTGGCAAAGTCTTCACGCAATGCATCTCGCACGGTAGAGATGGCGACAGAACCCGCAGTAATATAGAGCAAAGGCACGGCAATACTGTTACCCGCCATTTTTCCGAGCGTACCCGGCGCACCAATGCCACCGCCGCCAGCGCCACCGCCCCCGGTAAGGAACCTGAGCCCCGCAAATGCCACCGCTGCTGCGCCCATCGCTTTAATACCATCGGTTGCACCGACGACAGCCGTTGTGAGCCCCGGATACTCATTAGAATAATCGGTTAAGTTTTTGGATAATGTGCCAAGAATATCGGATAAAGGTTTAATGGCATCCATCTCAGCAAAGTCTTTCGCATTATTAAATTGCTCAGCTTTAACATCATTGGCATTAGACATAACTGAGAAATTAATATCGCCAGCGGATTCACCTGCTGTTAAATTCCGTTGCTCATTACTCTTTTTGACAACGTCTTTGGCATAATCTCTATTAGCGCGATAACCAATGAGTGCCTTGAGCGCCTGCTGATCGGCGATGACTTTACCAACAGATGAACCTTCCAGAATTTTAGCCATTGATTCTAATATTTGAGCGCGTTCACCACCTTTGGTATTACGGAGCTGATTCTGTAATTCCTGATACTTTTTATCACCCGAAACAACTTTATCGACAATACCGACAAAAGCGTCAACAGAATTAATGCCTTTGTCTTTGGCATGAGCGAGAGAACCGGGGAGGTCAATACCTTTACCGTTGTACTTTATTTTCGCCAACGCCATAGAGGTATCGCGGCTATTTAATTTAGCCAGCAGGTTTGCAGTGTTATTGCCCGCTTCATCGCTGTTGCCCGCAGTAATAGCGGATGTCTGATTCAATGCTAGCAGGGTTGAAAAGTCATCTAATCCCCGCATCCCTGCACTTGAAGCTGATGCAAGTTGGCCGGGTAAATACTTGGCCATATCAGCCAATTCAAAGCTACCTTCTTGACCTGCAACAATGGCCATATTCAATGCTTTGCCGATATCCTCATCTTTAACATCAAAGGTCTGCTTTAAGCGGATAGCAATATTAGACAGGTCTTTGGGGTCAGCACCTGTTGCAGTGGCATACTTCTGAATCACAGGCAATAACGCCTTGACTGAATCCATACTAACCGCACCCGAGGCTAGCATGGCGTCCAAAGTATCAGCGGCTGATTCTTTTGTACCACCTCCGACGGTTACTGCATTCCGAACCAGACCGCCCAGTTCTTTTTTACCCTCCAGTCGGCCTTCAACGCCTCTTTCTGCATAGGCTGTATTCGCCATCATCGATATACGGCGGTCATAACTCATCTGGTTACGAACCGGTTGTGCCAATACCGCGCTGGCTGCGGTAATCCCCCCCACCACCGCAGCAGCACCTGAACCCAGCATTCTCGCCCGCTGTAAGCCAGTCATGCTGTGATTAGCCCCATTCAGTTCAGTCTTTAGCCGACTGACTTTATCGGTCATGGCACTGAATGCGCGCCCTTGCTCGTTAGCAGACATCACACCGCTGCGGGTGAGGCGAAGATAGGCGGCTTGTGTTTGCTGGATTTCACGCTGAATATCCTGCTCAGAGCGCACACCCAATGTGGAACGGGCAGATGCCTGCCGTTTCAATTCAGCTTGTAGACTACGGGAGGCTTTAATACCCTTTTCAGCACTCTTTGAGTCGGTATCACCCAACTTCTCAGAGGCTTTCGCGGCATCGGCAGTTTGTTTGACCGTATCTTGCAGGGTTTTTTTGAGTACTTTAGAGGCGTTATCGCGGGCGAATAACGTCAACGCCAGATTGAGTCCACGTGACATTTATCGTCCCCGCTTTTGTCGTTTAGATTTGGCCCGCCGGGTCGTGGTTGCCTTGTTATTCCCGGCTGACGGTTTCTTGCCATTCAGCCGGGCCAATGCGTCCAGATAACCATCTAACTCGGTGTGGGTCATGGCATTTATTTGTTGCTCACTGACTCCGTGCTTACCGAGGACGAGGGTAATAAGTCGGTATCCGGCGAGGAGCTGCTCGCGGGCAGTCGCTTTTTTTTAATAGCCGCAATATGAGCATCAATAATATCGAAATCATCATCGGTTAATTCATTCAATAATAATTCCGTGGTGATGTCTTCTTTTGGTACATCACCCAAGCTAATTAATGCTGATGCTATAATGGCCACTTTATAATACAACTGCGCAGCCGGGCCATCTGTCGTACCTTGAGCGTCCTGAGTATCGGTCAATGCAGTAATGGTGTCTTTGACCACAGGTAACCGGATAGAGAACTCACGGTGAATAACCTCACCAACAGCGACCCCGAAAACTAAAAGCCCTTGTTCTGTCATTATTCAATTACCTCACGCAATGCACTCATTGTGATGTCAATCTTGGCTTCATTATCCACCGTGTATTTAGCGCCAGTTTCTGTCGTGAAACAGTCCAGATAACTGGTGCGCTTACCCCCACTGCCATCAAGCGGGTATAGCGTCACTTTGGCATTCTCAATGCCAGCCCAGTCAATGTTGCCATCTAACGGGACGACAGCGGACAGGCTGAGTTTGTATTCTGCAATGCCCCGACTAAAGCCTTTGGCTCGTCCGGTCTTGTTCATGGTTTTGACTAACTTACGGCCTGTGGTGATATCGACAGACAAGTCAGTCACTTCAATTTCTCGCCCGTCGATTTCCAACACGATCGAGCCAACATATTCATCTGCTGCCATGGTGATGGCTCCTTACAGTAAGAGGTCAATACGGCCAGCAAAGACATGCAGGCCATTAACGATATCGACAGGAATTGCAGCGTTAAGTCGGTTATCGTCCTGAGAGTCGCGCTCAACAATCAGACCAGACTTGTTCGCGCTGACCTCTTCGACGATCTCCAACTCTTCCAGTTTGAGCAGCACGTCCAGTAACTCACTGCGTACCTTCGGCCCCGTTCTGGCGCTCAGCTTGTCGCGCGGGAACCGCAAGTCGATGCGCTCACGGCAGGCTTTACGCACATAGTCCAGCGTGCGGATGGTGGTGATGTCCAGTAACGACACATCCGGTGTCCCAGCGAGATTTTCGGTATAGGTGCTAATCGCGCGGACGATCTGCACGGTATTGCCGGGGCCGACTTCAAACGGAGTTAACCCATTATGCAAGGCGTTCTCCTGCTCATTACGCCCCGGACGGTCAGCCAGTGCGGTCACGTCCAGACTGCTCATCACCAGCGTATTGAGTGGCCGGGCCGGGTCTTCTTCGCTAGCAATCACCGCCGCATAAGCGGCTGCAATTTGTCCGGGTAATTTAACTGACCCGTTATGCCAACCCAGTGTGACGCGGCCACCATTGATGTCCCCGCTCAGTGTGGTGCCAGTAGATAAGGACTTAGGCCAGCCCGCAACGCCAATGGCTCCACGTTGTTCCAGTGGCCCACCAACCTCATCCAGATGGTTACGCAACGTCGTTAACGCTTCTGGCGTTGAGTACGGACAAACGAGGATGTTATGCCCCGCAGCAAAGACAGCCGCTAATGCGGGTGCAATATCAGGATCGACTTCTCCCGCTGCCATGGCAGTGACCGCGGTGGTGACCCCCGTTGCCGTGGATTGAGCACGTAACCTGATATCGTTACCCAGCGCACCTTTATGGCGGCAAGTCAGTGTGATAACGCCTGCGGTAGCCTCAGCGGTCACAGGTAAACTGGTCTGGCTGGACATTGCTGCAATCAGATTGCTGGCAATATTAGCGGGTGTCTCTGTTGCGGCCACGGCCGTGTCAATACGGATATCGCCAACCCACAGACTGACCACGCCGCTGGTCGCCGCTGTGCCTGCCAGAGTTAAGACTCCTTCGGCGGCAACACCTGCGGTGGCATCTGATACACCGATAATCTGCAATTGCAGATAGCGATTACTGGTAATGGCATCGATGGCCATCAAATGGGCTTGCGAGCCGTAACCGAACAACTCAGCCGCTTGTGTATCCGAAAATACACTGGTGGCCACAAGCGGTAACGCGCTGCCCGTTGATAACATCTGGCCGATAATCAAGACCAATTGCTGATTGCTGGGTAAAGTGCGAACCGCCAGCCGGGTATTGAATTCAAAGTATTTACCCGGTTTGCGGATACTCGACGGGATATTATCAAAAGCAATATTAGGACTGGCCACGGGATGCCTCCGCTTTGGTTTTGGCTTTAGGTTCAATCGCAGCGACGGTTTCTGTCAGCGGCGTATCTTCAGTCGCCGCGACCTCTTTATTTTCCGCAACGATAATCAAGTCACCCGCAGCGATTTGACGCAGGTAATAGGCCGTATTGGGAACCTCTACCGTGTTGCCCTCGATGTATTTTCGGGCGTTGTGCTGGTAGGGAACACGAACCCCGCCAACGGCTTTAACTTTCAGTATTGTCATGATGAATAATGTCCTCAGCATCCGGTGAGAGTGGGGTCTGCGGGATGTCATAACGGAGATGAGTGGTAAGCCAGTCAGCATCCGGCTCGCTTTGGCTGCCCATATGGCCGCTAAAGATACTGTCAATGGAATCAGCAGGCGCATTAATAACAGGGAATAAGCCATTCTCCAGAGCCTCTTCAACCCAGTAAGTGTCGAACTCGCAGGCAAAAACAGACAATGCCGCATCACCCACTTTGGTGTTAAACAAGGTGCGAACACGCCCCGGAACCAAATGGGCAATCCTGAGACCCAAATCCTGACCAGAGAGCAAACGGCGCACGGCTTCGACCATTTTATAGGTGCCAACCTCCTCCAATCCGGGGCCACCCTGACGGGTTGCTTCCTCGCTACGCATGTTGCGTTCACCCACAATCACCACAAAACGCCCATAGGTTTTGTATTTGCGTTTGGTGATACTGGTATTCTCAGTCTTCTGGATACCGCCGAACGTGACCCAGACTCCCGGTAAGCGGCGGATCACTTCGGCTGGTTCCGCGTCCATTTCGCCCCCGTAGGAGTGGACGCCTTGAACCATGCGGCCCATGCCCTGACGCAATCTGTCACACATGGTCTTTTCAATGAGTGCGATAATCAAAATGCACCCCCATTAGTCGAGTCACGGCCAAAGTTACGGCCCGCAGAAGAGAAACGAATACGCGGGCTGGATTCGACAACTTCCCCGTTAGGCAATTTACCCAAGGTAATTTGCCCGGCAGCGACACGCTCCAGATAACGGATAGCATCTTCATAACGTTCGCGAATTTCTTCAGTGCTTTGGGTTCCTGCGCCGCACAACAGGTAGCGGGCAATATCACAGCAACGGCCCACCAAAATGCCGGGGGTATCTGGCCAAGGGGTTGGATAGCGACCCGCCAGATAACCGTCAATCTCAGCACTGGCCTGAGTCAGCTTGACGTCCATCACATGGTCATCAATCTGGCCACTGAAATTGCGGTCTGTAAGGGCGATGCACTCTTTCTCACCGAATGCATCCACCATATTTTGACGAGTCGCATACATGGCGCTTTACCTTATTTAGTCTTCTTGGCGGGGTTAGTGCCTTCAGACTCTTTGGACTCCGTATCGGGAGCAGGAGTCAGGCTGAGAACCCGAGCGGTTAACTCATCCACTTGCGTGGTTAGACTGGTATTGGTTGCCGTCAGCTCAGACAGGTCAGTTAGCAACGACTGGTTATTCCCACGTAGCTCGCTGATAAGAGACTCTTTTCCGGCTAGCAGCTCGCCCAGATTCTCAATGTGTGCCAGTGCCTGTACCAATTCCTTGCTCTGGTCACTATTCTCCAGCTGACCCTCTGTCACATGCGAGACAACCAGCATGGGCTCCGCCTTGAGTTCAGCAAGCATCGCTGGGCTAAAGTGACCATCAGCGTAAGTCTGGGTTTTGTCGCTGTGAGCCATGCCACAGCGGCGGAAACCATCTCGTTTTGCGGTGATTTGAATCGGCATTATGCGGTCTCCCCAGTTGAGCCATATCCCATCTGCCAGAAACCGTAGCCACCCGCCGCACGCGCTTCGGCACCAAACAGGAACTTCTTGCGCATAAATACGCTATCGCTGTCGTAGTCCGTTTGCTCAACGAATACTGGTTTTTTACGCTCTTGATAAATAAGCGGTTTCACTGGGCGAGTGGTATCCAGAATAAACCACGCGGTATCTGAGATTAATTCCGGCACCACCAGAACCTCCGCCGTACCTTTGTAGATATTGGGCGTGTTGTCTGGGAACCTGTCCGCCGTCATCAGGAAGTTAGCGACATCTTCCAACGCAGGGGGAACGACCAGAATAGTGGGGCGAATCTTGAGCGAAGAACCCTCCTCGTCTTTGAAGCCGCGCATCGCGGTGCGTGCTGCACCGTAACTGGCTTTGGCTGCGGCAAAGGTATCCACTGACAGCCGCTTGGTGCCTTTATTTGAAACGGATACCCCGCGCACAGGGTGGTCTGTATCAAAGAAGGGTTGACCGTCATAACAAAGGTTGTCGAACCCTTTACTGAGCAACTCAAACACGATATCAGAAGGCAACTCTGCGGCGGACTGTCCGGCTGCGGAGGCTTGCTGGGCATAGCCTAACAGTTGATCGTCTTCAATATGGTCACGGTCAACTTCAACCGTAGCTTCAAAATTATTGTTGACGACGCTGTAGTTAAAGGCTTCAAGGGATTTTACAACCTTGTCACCAATCCACTTGCGCATTTTGGGAAAACGACTCAACCAGCTATAGTCATTTTGCCCGCTAGTTGACGGCACCAGCATGGCCACTTTTTGCCAGTCACTCGGGGTCTGATCAAAGGCATTCTGAAAGGTAGCTTTCAGATTGACGAAGATCTGCTTAACGTTCTTAAAGTTTACAAGCACGGTATTACTCCTTAAATCAGAACCCAAACACCGTCAGAATCAACGATGATCACTTTACCTGCGACAGGACGCGCATCCTCACCATCGCTCTTAGCCACCGTCTGGCTGTCGGCAACGTAACAATCTTTGCCCACATCAGCTTGCGTCACGGCATCACCCGCAAAGTTAGCGAAACACCAAGCCTTCCCACGGCGGACGAGTGCGTCAGCGTCGCCGTTAGCACCAACAAGGTTATCGACATAGCCATCTGAAACGCCCAGAGTCACCTGTGTTGCGACTGCCGTTGCCATCACCGCGAAACCCGCAGCATTGGCACCAATGATGTGGCCACCAAAGATTTCAGTTGCCTGAGCGATAGGAACGGGGGACAACTCACCATCACGCCACAGCGTATTGCGGTCTCTCATTTTTTCTCTCCTTTAATAAACTCGGCGATCTGTTTCGGATCAGTTCCGAGTAGCGAACAAATCGCCGTATCAACCTCACCGTCATCGACCTCACTGGATGCTGGCGGTGAACCTGCTGGCGGCTTGCCTCTGGTCTGAGTTTGGGTGAGTGCGGCAATCTTTGGCGCTTTATCCAAGAAGCTCTTCAGGCTGTCCGGGTTAGCCTTGGCCAGTGACTCCGCCCAACTTTTCTGTGCTGGGAGCAATCGACCATCAGACAATGCGGCGGTAATCAGCCCATCACACTGCTGATTAGCCAGCGCAGCCAGATTGGCTTGAGCCTGAGTCACAGCTTCACTGACGGCCTGATGCATCACATCAACGGAGACCCATTTAACCGGGTCTGGCGTGGTGACCTGTGTGGTCAGCGCGGCAATTTGTGTGTCGTGCTGATCGAGCATTTGGAGCAAGTTCACTGATGCCGCTGCTGTCCCTTCATTATTAGAAAGGCGGTTAATCAGCTTCATCAATTCGGCAATAACTTCTTCCTGCGTAGCAGAGAGCGGCAGATTGAGCATCCAGCGCAATTGTTCGAGTAGTTCTTCCATTCCGGCGTTACCCTCAGAGGTTGAGTTGATGGCTAGGACGGATGCGGCAGCTAACATCACCTCATCCATATCATCCAGAGCCGGTGTGTTAGTCAGTGCGGCATGAAGGATCTGCACCACATGACCGGATTTGTTGTAGCTAAAGACAGGGGAAATAAAGAGGTATTCATCTTTCAGAATCATCGCCGCTGCGGCGTCAGTCCAGTTGACTCCAACAGCGTACAGCCCCTTACCCTCCCTCCATTCCAGTGTTTTAAACCAGCCGGATGCGGGGGCGGGCTGACCATTGTTGACGGCTCTTAATGTCTGGTGTTCGTAATCAATAACGTAAGGGGTCAACTTGGCGTTAGCTGCATCAATTAACCGCTGCGCTATCTCAGCGTTCATTAACCAGTGATCACATTCTGTAGGGCGACCATCTACCGCCCGGAATTCGCCAGCGGGAAATAGCTGGATGGTTCCGTGGGTCGCTTTTGTGATTTCGATTGCCAGAGCGGCGAATAATGTTTTCATGCCACCGAGAATACGGGGCCGTTAAAAGGGTATTCAGTGGAAGGGGTTCAGTGGATTACATCAGGGGATAACACGCGGATCATCTTGCCACTTCACTCAGCACATTAGCAATGGCGTTAACCCGTTTTTAAACACGATTTAAAAACTCGGTGGCGCGATTAAGAGGGGTAAAGTCCGGCGAGAGTGTCAGTAAACGATTAAAACGCCCTGCGTCGATTACAGGACGTTTACAGTTATAAATCAATAACACGGCGAAAGTAGTCTAAACCCGTATTTTCCATGGCTTCCACATCCTGCTCGGTCAGGTGCAGAAAAGGACGTGCAGGCATCTTGATGGTGTGAGCACCCACTGTTGCTGTTTGCACAAAATTGGACTTCGACTTTTTGACGAATCGGTTACCGACTTCACCGTTTTTATGTTGTTTGAAATGGATATCCTGCTTACGGGCCTTACGTTTGATTTCGCCACCGAACTGGTGAATAGCCGCATAAGCCACATTGCTGCCAACACTGGCGCTGTCATTATCACTCTCTTGCACGATACTTGCCGCCAGTCGGCCCGACAACTGTAGAATCTGACCCCCAGCGCGTTTCTTGGCATAGGCCGGACTCCATCCCATCCAATCGGGCCGCCCCTGATTTTTAAAGTTCTCTTCAACGGCATCACCCATTGCCGCCGCCAGCTCTCGCATCAACGGCTCTCGGTGTTCCAGCTTATTGATAAGTTCGCCCAGAGAGCGCTCAAAATCGGTGACATTGAACTTGATGCCAATACTGTCGCCCATCAGAGACTCCCCGCCAGCACCGTGAGGTTAGCCAGCTCACTGCGCTGGGCATCCGTCAGCGCAGCGCCTTTATGCATTAGGTTGACCGCCAGCCCCGTGTGACTGGCGTTAAGCGGCACGGTCACGCCATAGTCGCTTTTGCCCTGACGAAGGATGTAGACCAGTTGATCCCCCTCGAGCAACGTTGCTGTGGGGCGTTGCAATAGCTCGGGCAACTCCGCCCACAACGGGCCGGGGGCATCCAGCACTGCATTATCAAACGCGGTTAAAGTCACTGAGACTGGCGCTTGTCCGCGCATCTCCAGTTTGGTGAGGGTATCGGGTTCAATCGCGCCAAGATGACGTAACGCGCCCTTGGGTTTTGGCTGGAGGGATACCTGATTGACCCAGCGTTTAACATCGGTTTTAACGGCATTTAACAGCGTGTTATCGCTCAGGGTCTCTTTGACGGCGAGGGATGCTAGACGCGGAGACGCCACCGCCGATTTATCCATCAGCCGTTGCCCCAGTGCGGACAAATTACCCTGACCCGGATTGTGACCAAAGCCTGCATCCGGGGTATAGAGCTCGCCATTGATACGAAAAGCCTGAACTGAGCGCGTATCATTTGACCCCCACGCCTGCTGCACCGTCTCAATCCGGTCTTGGCTGGATTGCACGGTGATGCTGTGGCGGCTGATATCAGCCTCAGAACGCGCCCGAACCCGGCAGCGGCAACGGTGGCCATCCGGCGGATACATAAACTGCCAGACCGGGTCGTCATAACGAGCGGTAAAGCCATTTAACGCGGCATGTTTGGGACGGGTTAGCCTGTCCATCACTGCAATTCGCTCCCAATAGGGGCGGAATTCGGCGTTGGCGAGCTGCTCTTCATAGCGGCCCGCGTTATAGGCTGACTGCATATTGGTCTGGAAGATGGTTTTCAGGCGGCGTGGTGTGAGCTGCTTCCCCTCCAGAACGCCATCCGAGTCTGCCACCAAGCCTTTACCCATCCAGCCCTTTTGCTCCAGTACTGGGATAAGTTGTTTTTTGAACTGCTCAAAAGTGGTGCCGTTACGCAGGCTGTCACTCAGGCTATGGCGAACATCCTCCAGCACATCTTGCTTCAATATCCCTGCCACGGTAAACGCCGTGGCATGGGCGCGGGCTTCAACATCATGCCAGTTGAAACCGATGGTGTAGCCCTTGGATTCAAAGTAGCGAATAGCCTCTTCTGGCTTGAGCGTCATCGCCTGAGCCAGATTGACATCAGCTTTCGGCATTGAGATGCCCCCAGATGTCCGCCACAAATATGGCTTGAGTCAGCAACTGCTGGAGCTGGCTATCATCCAGCGCCGGGTAACTGGCGGCGATAATATTGATTGCCTCGTCAGGTGATTGGCCCTGATTCAATGCGGCCACCAGAGGGGTAATGAGCTTACCCATGGCCTGATTAATGGCCTCGGGCACCGATTGCGCCTCATCCAGAACCCCCTGCGCCGGGTCATCAATTTCCGGATTCGCGGTCAATGCCGCAAAGGATTTAAACGGTTGCGGATTAGCTCCCAGAGACAGACTGGCGGACATGGGCGCAGGTTCTGGCGCGGTCAGCACGTCCTCGCCTTGTTGCGGCACCGGGATACCGAGCTTCTTATGTATCCATGAGGTTGGGATGGTCTTCATTCCAGAGCTCACCAGATTGGATACCCCCTCAGAGAAGACTTTAATATCCTCAATGTCGCTGGTATCAAACACCAGTTTAGGCTGACGGCGGGGGCTGACCTCCTCACCATTCAGTGCCAGTAACATCCGAATGAAGCCACGGAAGAACCCTTCCAACTGGCGGGCATCCGCCACCAGAATGTCATGACGAACATCGTTATGGACATTACCCAAGGCATTAGTTGAAGATTTACCATCAGCCTGACTGGTGAGGGTCGCCCCTAAAATCACCTTGGACTCGGTGCGTTCAGCCCAATCAATCATGGCTTGGAACGGATCGGCCTGACCACTGGCCGCTGACTGAAACTCAATTTTGCTGCCTTCGGGAATAATGCCTGCGGCATCATGGCCCAGTGTCACCAGAGCATGAAGTAAGGTCTCTTTTTCTCGCTCAGTCGCTCCGGCCATATAGGTGCCGACACGGGCGGGTAGACCGTAAATCTCCAGAAACTCAGCCAGATCACGTAAGGCGTAGTTCTTGAACAGATAAGGCCAAACCAGCACACGGTATAGACCGGACTGCGCAATAAAGCCGGGCTTGGCATTATGCGTATGCACCAGCCAGCCGAACGGCCAGAGTTCGGAGCCATTAAAGGTGCCGTCATTGAGCCGGATTTCGTCGTTGGTTTCCGGGGTGGTACTGAACCAGCGATGGGGACGCAACACCACTTTGGTCGGCAACCAGACATTTCCCTCTAGCTCCCACGTCTCAACTTCCTGCGCGGCAAAGCCATGACCGATAGCATCGGCGGCGTTGAGGATAATATCCTCCATATCGGGGAGGGACTTCATCCACGAAGAGACCACCATCGCCAGCTCTTTTTCGGCGGCAGTGGCGTTTTCCGGGGGCTCAATGCTCCAGTCCAGCGTTAACAAGGCATTCTTGCGCTTGGCCATCTCCGAGAAAATATGACCATCACGCTCAAGCATATCCTCAAACAAGTCAGCTTGAGCCGCTAAGTCCCCGCGTTCTGCCGCTTCCAAGATACGAGGTAGCTTACGGATGCTCAGCCCTTTGGACGGATGCAGTGGCCACTGGCGATTAAGTTGCGCCACCTGTGAGGTCTGAGACTCTTTCAACACTTCACGTTTAAGCGGACGACCATACTGGTCCACGATTTGTCCCATACTACCAACCTCCCGAGCCGAACCGACTGCCGCGATCATTATCGGAACCACGCGGAATCGGTTTAAATTCAAAGTTACCCGCACCGGAAAAAGCCAGCGCCCACAACATATGCAGGGCATCCGGGCCATCATCATGATCGGCTTTGGGGAAATGACGTAATTGTTCAATCAACGTGGTCTGGCTAGCGTGCAGGCGGATCAAGCCATTCACCATGTGCGGCTGCAATGATTCGATACGCAACAGTTTATCGGTGTGAGGAATAACGGCGCGGGCGGGTACGGGGACACCCGCAATGGCGGAGCGCTTAATTAACTCCGTGCGTAAAAACTCCTGAAACTGTACGGTTTCAATACTCCACACCAGACACCGATAAATCTTCTGCAACTCGATAATGTCCGAGATTATCTTATCGGGCACCCGTTTACGGATAGCGGCCTCGACCACATCCAGAATACCCGTATGACGGTTAAAGCCTCCGACCAATAAGGCGGAAGGGTCACGACTGGCCCCTTGTTTGCCCAAGCTGGGGTCACAAGCCCCGTAGAAAATCCAATCAGAAAGCCGATTAACCCAAAAGTGAAACACTCCTTCACCAGCGAAAATGGCATCTTCACCGCTGACCGGATCATTCTGATATTCAGCGTCAAAGGTGGCATGACCATCACGTGCACGAATGAGCATCAAGGCGAGGATAGGACGCGCCGACCAAGACACAATGGCCCCCTCGTCCATCTCTTCACGATGTTGCTGGTAGTAGGTATTGGCCAGCATCTCGCCATCCGGCCCGTTGTTACGCAGGATCTCTTCCCATTTGTCCCACAGCGACATGTTATCTGGCCAACGTATCAGGGCTTTAAATCGGGCGACGCGCCACAGCGGATTTTTGAGGGTGCGAGACAGTACAGAGTCATAGTGCAGGATAGTCCCGATGTAGATCACATCGAGCTTACCGCCCGCCGTTCCCAGCGGTAATACGGTCTTCTTCAGCCAGTTTTCCAGCTTCTCGCGTTGCTCCGGGCTACGGACTTGCTCGTCATTCTCGATATCATCCAGCACCACCAGATCAGGACGGTATGGCCCATGACGTAAGCCGCGCAGTTTCTTACCTGACCCTGCCACCTGAACCTTGATATCGTTACGGGTCAGGATTGTCCCCATCTGCCACACACGGCCTGCGCCACAGACATCAGGGAAGTCCATCAGCAAGCGGGGGTTGTAGACCAGCTCTGCTTTGATGGCTTCCAGCATCGGATACGCCTGATCAATCGAGTCCATTACGATGACCGGGTAATGCTTGATGCCACAGATGATGGTCCACAGGACAAAGAGTTGACTGACCAAAGTGGATTTGGCTTCACCACGCGGGGCCGCTATCGCATCGTTCTCGCCCTTGGGACTGGCGACAATTTGCGGTAGGCGACTGAACAGATATTTATGTAACTCGCTCTTATCTTTATGGCGCACATAGTGGGGGAAATAGTTCTCGATAAAGAACTCATACCCCGTCACTGGGTCTTTTACCTGTCGATGACGTTCAGCCACCGCCGCCGCTGAGGGGTCAAAACCCACATCCTCGGCCTCAATGGTTCTGCGCAGGCTGGCGGCGAGGTCTGCCAGTTCACTGGCAAAGTCACGCGCGGTGAACTTCTTAGCCATAGTGTTTTTCTACCTCGTCGCCAAAGGGTTCTAATATCTCGACGAACGCCGCTAAATGTTGGGGGTGCTTCTCAGAGATAAAGATGCTGAGTTTCTGAATAACATCCAGTGCAATGGCCAGTTGACTGGTTTCCGGCAATATCTTCTTGCTGGCAGATATCGCCTTGTTAAAGGCATCCGCCAGACTGGCCAGCAGCTCGACCCGCTGTTTCGCGGGAAGCTGAGAGTCACCGTTAAGCTGCTCCAGCGTGGTCTGATACTGCGTGACCAGTCCGGTCAGCACTGCCCGGCCAATGTCCTCCAGTCCACCGCCTGCAATCACGTGAGCGGCCCGCAATTTATCCCAGTCATCCCCGTTGTCCTGCGCCTCTTTTTTCCAGCGACGGGCGGTAACAAAGGGGATTGCCGCCTGAGCGGAGGCGATTTCCAGCGACATCTGGCCGAAAATATACGACCTACGCAGCCTGTCCCGTGTTTCCTGCGGATGCGCCATCGTTACAGCCCCAGACGAGCTTTAATAAGCACGATAGCTGTCGCAATAAGCCCCCCGGATAAACCACCAGCAATGGCTCCGGCCACCGCACCACGGCGGGTCGCTTCGACCTGAATTGCCGTCATATTGGTTTCTATCCGATCAAGTTTTAAATTGATGTCAGTCAATATCTCCAAGTCCTGCCCCGGAATCATGAGCTGGTCTAGTTGAGTGCTGATTTTTTTCAGCGCACTGACTTCACTCTCAACGGCATGAACACGTCGACTTCTGCGTTTCTGGCGTGATTTCATTTGTCTGCCTTCTTATCCAATTTGCCATCAATGCGATCAATGGCGCTTCTGACATCACGTAATGTGTTCATCATGAGGTCAAAGTTTGTTTTGGCATCTTCACGCCGTTGATAATCGGTTTTTATATTTTCAACCGATTTTTCCAGCGCGGTAATATCCTTTTTAAGTTCGTTAATCCATAAGCCGAAAAGAGTAGAAACCAATCCCAAAATAATTTGGAATGCCATTGCCAGATCAAATATCACTTAGCACCGCCCGAATAATATTTATTGATTTGTATTAATTGCATTTCTAATTGCTGGCACCACTTCCCGTAGTCTGCGGAGTGGGCAAGAATATCTTCTGGTGGTAGCCCGCTATGGGTGGGCTGGGTTTCGCTGGCAGTTGGTACAGTGCCGCTGGCGGTGGGTTGCACTCGCTGATCACAATCGGGGTAGCCGAGGGCTGACTGGTAGACGCACAAGCTGTTAGGCCCAAGGCCAGTATAGGTAGCGCCATCTTGTTGAGTCGCATCATTGATTTGCCTCTTAAGTTTCTGGTTATCTCTATACAGTGCGTCGATTTTGGCCTGCAACTCAGCAGACAATTTATCGCCCAACTGTTGAGCGGCCTTTTGACGCGCCAGTGCGGCAACTAAGGCGGCATTGGCATCATTAGCGGCCTGCGTTTTCTCTTTCTGCCAGACAGTTTTAGCGTTGCTAAAAACCAGTCGCTCATCAGAAAGCTGTTTGCCGTAAATCAATGCGGCCAATGTAAACCCCGCAACGGCAGCAACCAGCAGGGCTAGCAAGGGTTGCCAGTAGGATTTAAGGAGTTTCAGCATTATTGCCACTGGAGATCGCCTTATCGCGTTTTAACGCCTGATATTTTGATGCCTGGTTTTGAGTGACCCACGCGGCCAGATAGAGGCTGAACCAGATATCACCGGATTGGCCAAAGATAGTGGCCCATAGCAATGCGAGTGAAGAGACGATAAACGCCCCCACCAGAGTGGTGTCTGAGGTCGATAGCCGCCCAGAGGAAGGGTTAGTGACTAATTCTTTGAGGGTTTTCATTATGGACATAGGACACGCTCAGCAATGACTAATCGAGCCTGACGCTCAGCCAGTCCGTTGCTGCCACCATTGATCACCCGAGTCAGACCAACAAAATCACCGTTATCTGCATAACGATTGCAATTATTTGCGAACCAGAACCAGCCAGCCGAACGAGCGGCATAATCATCTTGCAACAGTAGATCAGGGTTGGTGATGAGGTCGATTTCTAGCGCATGGCCACAACGGTAATAGTTATCCAGAAAGGTAATTTGCTTCAGTCCACGGCCACGGAACTTCCAGCCATCCCCCGGCGCGTTATTACCGTAGCGCTTGCTGTAAACAAGATTGGCAATGGCTTTTTGCCGCTCAACGGGGACAACGGTCTCACCGGGCTGACGGCCTAACATCGCGCATTGCCCCGCCGTTAAACGGCTGTTAAAGGTGGTTTTTAAGCCTGCTACGCTGTAGTTAAATGATTCGACCAGCGTTTTAAAACCCGCGCTCTCATGCCCGACCTGAGCAATAAACGTAGCCTGACGGCGTGGTGTATCGATACCGAATTCATTCATGGCCGACAAAACATGCGGATACCAACGCGATGCGAGCGCGGGAGATAAAGAAGCGGCAAGTTGAAACTGTGATAGGGAGATTTGCATGACACCATCCAGTGGGTTGGGATGGTGTCAGTATTGCTATGAGGGCTTTAGTTAATCAGTGGAAGGGGTTCAGTGGATTGGATTGAAGTCTATAAATCATCCTGTACTGCTTTTGACTGTATTTTAAGTAATTCTTTTCCATAACTAGGTGATGAATAAACGAGTAATGCTTCATATTTCCCAGTCGACTGGTTATTTTGTCCTCGAACGAAAATAGTATCATTATCAAATCTTAAATAGACGGGTTCACCTGTAGTCTGTGCTTTTTCCATTTCTTCGGCAGTTGAAGTGGATGAGGCGGCACCATATTTTTTGACCAATCCGTCTAATACCGATTCTACGTTTGTATTAAGTGTTATAGCCAATCGTTGAAATTTCCCATCTAAGAAGAATGCCATGGCGACAGTATTAGTCCCTGAAAACTTGAAATCTTTACAGGCGTAAGCAGCAATTCCTGTGGAGTCATTATCGTACTTCTTAAATGTACATATTTTAGAACTAAGTAAGGTGTCGAGATTTGAACCAAACTTCACCCCCTTATATCCATCAACCGCTAACACACTGGATGACATTACAGCTAAAGCTAACCCAAGGGAAATCGTTCTTAATTTCATTTTTATTCCTTAAAAAAGATCCTGCTGTGTAATCAAAATGGTAGCTTTACTTTCGCCAACTAGACCCCATGCAAATCTATCAGAAAAACCATATTTAGGGCATAGCTGCGTCATCACCATCAGTGAAGAGACGCCACTGCCACGCAACTGCGCAAACTCAGCCAGAAACGAACGGTTACGCAGTTCACGCAATGCCCGATCACAACGAGGGAGGTAAAGCACCTCCCCGCCAAAGTGCTTGACCAACAGTTGCGCGTTCTCATCACCAATGGTTTCACGTAACAAGGTGGCACGGGCTGCGCCAAGTGCGCGCAACCCTTTACCGATGGGGAAGGTAGTGCCGCCTAACTTATCGAGCAGGCGGGCTGTGGCGGGATAACCAATCAACTCGGCAATCTGCTGGACAGACTCTGGCAATAGCGCTTTAACCTGCTCAATATCCATCATGATTTCCCTCGACGTTTGGCATCGATAATCAATGCTTGCATCAGTTTTGTCAGCTTATCCAGCGGCAACCAATCAACATATCTTACCTGAAACATATGTTGCGCCATAGATTCAGCATAACTCCATGGTCGGTTGGCATCAGCCAGAAGCGCTTCAATCTTACTGAGTATGCTCTTCTTACTCGCCGGAACGCTGGGTCGACGCCCCCGTTTAGTTGCAGGCTTAGGCTCAAATCCATGAGCTCGCATATAAGCCACAATACGTTCTTGCTGCTCGATAGAACAATGAGTCGAGCTGGTTTTCCCTGTCAGTCGATAGATAACATCACGGTAAGTTTCATCGTCCCAAGCTAAGGCCGATTTGCCCACATGAATCAGTTGGATCAGTTTTCTGTCCATAGCGCCCCCAGTTGGGCATTCAAGCCTTCGCTTCCCCTTGCCGCCAAGCCTAGCCGGATAAGCCAATCAGACAGCGTGGTCATTGCCCCCGCAGGTGAGTTATGTCCGGGGAAATTATTTAAGTCCACCTGAGCAGTCCACTCACTATTACCGTAAGTAATAGTAATCTGCTGACTAATGATTGAGTGTTGGTTTTGATGCGTTACGAGTAGGTCAATCAATGCGGTAGATTCAGTGGAATATGGGTTGTTGTGTCTAAAATGCGTAATGCATTGAGTTACTTTACCGCAGCCCGTCACTAAATTAGCGGTGGCCGCAGGAGAGTAACCGCCTAATTCAAGGAGTCTTACCCGCGCGGCGGTAATCTCATTCAGCGCAGACTGGAGCACTTGCAATAATCCGTCGCTGTACCCCTCACCCAATGCTAGGTGATCTTTCAACATACCGAGATTAGTCATCTTGCACCTCATCTAACCGAGCGTGACCCGTCACATCTGTCAGATTCAACGACCGTGACTGACGATAAAACCAACACGCAGACTCTCCGACAAAAGCCGTGTTACAGCCTGCGGGTAATGGCAGCTTGCAGTGATTACAGTGGCCCAAAACCGTCTCTTGCCGCTCCAGTCGCTCACCATCACAGAAGAGTAAAAGCTCTACATACTCACTGGGAATATAGGGCTTGCGACCCGGATTGCGGCGTTGGCAGGCATCAAGCAACTTTTTGAATCCACGGTCAGAGAGAACGATCTCAAGACGATGCTGACCAAACTGCGACTTGGCGCGAGCTCGGGAGAGGCGCTTACGCGCCGCTGCCTGCTCTTTATTGTTGTGCTTAGTCATTGTCGTCATCCTCGTCGGCAGCAAGGCGCTCTTCAAAAACCATCAACCCAACAGGCCAAAACAGAATGGTTACTATGAAGGCAGCACGTGGAGTGTTTTTTCTCATCCAGCCTAATCGCCGCAGAATGCTGGCACAGCAATAGCCAAGGTAGAGATAGGACGCTACGGCCCAACAGATTAAGGTGATTTCTCTAATCGTCACTTCGCGCCTCCGGGCTGACTGGAGTTGTCAGCAATGACTGTCGGCTTCAGGTGTGTAATGCTTACGCCGCCTACGCGGCCATTGACGCTAACCACCACCGCACCATGCCCCAGCGCCCACGCTTCTGTGCGCGTAACCACCTCAACGCTGTCAGGGATACCCTTGACAGGGAAGTAATTGAAACGGCTACCGATAGGAAACTTCTGGTTAAACATATCGGCACAAATGCCCGTCAGAAAATGGTTCATGGCTTCACCTTCCACTGTTTTTTATGGTGTTCAACGGCTTGCTTCATGGCAACGCGCTGCTGGTTTTTGTGAACCGTATTCCCACGATGATCAAAGAAGTTGAAACGCGACTTCCCCGGCAGGTTGGGATATTCGATCACCACGCTGCCATCCGTCAGGGTGTAGATCCGCTTGTTACCGTTATCCTGATATTCCCGGCTGCTGACATGGGCTTTCATGGTTGACCTCCCCAGCGCTTAGCCTGAGCAGAGTCACAGAACTTAGCCCGCGTAAGGCACCACTGCTCGTTGACGATCAACATCGACACATCAGCCGCCAATAACCAAACCGACATGGCACGAGCATATTTAGACTGTTTTTCGAGGGAGACCGCTTTCAGCGTTAACGCCTTAAACTCAGGGTTGGTGACACCCAGTGGTAGGTAACGCACCTTGTTTTTTCCCGTGACAGAGCCAGCCTTACCCGCAATAGAGCCCGTATCCTGAAGCGTTCCCGCCATACCATAACAACGGATTTTGCCATTCCAACCACGCACAACGCGGCCCTTGCGGATATCACAGGCTAACAGTGCGCCTACGCGATCAATCGGTAAGCCAGTGAAGTTGGCCAGTTCGCGGCCAGTGGCAGTGCCAAGGATGTTCAGTGCCTGACGCAAAGAGTCGGTTTTAGATAGGTTTTCCATTATGATGTACTCCCGATTTGCGCTATTGGGGTTCCGTCAACACCATGATTTAATTCGGCGTTGCGGCCTGATAGATAACCTGCAATCGAGGCATTATCTGACCCACGTACTTTCTTCGCTTCGCGTGATTCCCCTTTATCGAACTCACTTCCGCCTATCTTTTGAAAATAAGTTTCCATTAACTCCTTCTCTTCATCGGTGACGGCAAAACGCTGGATAACCTGATAAGCCCCTCTTACCCAAGCCTCACAAAACGTATCTGCACGGGCTATTTTGGTTGCTCGCTTTAAGCTCTTACGTTGTCCTGTGTTGAACGTTTGGCGGGCCGATGTGAGTTGGCGAGACATAACGTCAAAAGCATAAGCAGCTACCTGCGGACGTTCTGCGGGGCCGTAAAACTTCACGATATTTTTATAGCGGTAATAGGGAGGCTGGCAGGTCTGAGATAAATAACTCGACACACCAAATGCAATGTTGATGACGCTAATAAGCGTTGCCATATATTTGGGAATAGTCTCCGCGTGAGACGGTGCGCCTTTGCTACTGGCCTCACTAATGGCCATTAACTCTATATCTGACTCGGTTAATTGATGTTGACGCATTAGCTTTTTAGCTTGCTCTAATGCCAGTGCAGCCTCATGAGGATTGCTATTCTTTGCCGCCAAATTCAGCAGTTTCTTTATTTTGGCGAGATATTTTTCTTTATTCATGATGATGGTTTTCCATAATTTTGGCGTAAGCGCGCCCCTGCGGGTTTACGCCATGTTTAAAGATGATTTAAAAGCGAATTAAATTAGCCCGCAGGCGTTAATGATTCCGTATTAGCAAAATAAGGTTCTTTATTAATTTCCACGACAGTTGCCGAATCAAAATCATGGGCTGGGCCAACCGTTTTTACTGATTTCCCCCCGCGTAAAAATTTGCACGGTTGGTGGATAAAAACCTTACCCACGGGATAACGGCGGTTAAACTCTTCAGCTTTCATCTCAGACTCCAGAGATATCAAGAGAGATGGGCTGATACTGGTCACTGTCACCAATACGCTCATATACCCGCACATAGGAGCGACTACCAACGACTTGAACGGCTTCGCTGATAGCATCCATGGCCCGTAACCAGCGTGAGTCCTGAATGTCATAACGACGCAGGGCCAAGACTGCCCCAGTATTGATCTCACCCTCTTTATCAGAGGAGAAAGCCCGGTTTATTAAGGTGTGAATTTCAGGCCGCGCACCTTCAACCCAATCCGCAAGGCATTCATCAATAAGTGCTTTAGCGGCTTGCAGGCGCTCATCAAAGGCAATACGGTCTTGCATGGCTCGCTGGATTTTATATTTACCGTCAAAGGTATACAGGGTGACATTGCCTTTTTTACCGCCCAGTGAAACATTGTATTCATTGGCTGACAGGTCAACGAACGCGGCGATATCGGCAAAGGTGGCCAACTTAAACTCGGTCAGCATTTTATTAACGACCAGTGCGCGATTGATAATGTCACCCACTAAGGTGTCGCGCATTTTGTCGATATCTTTAACCAGCGTTTCAGGCGTCAGAATACCTTTTGCATCAACCCAGTAGCCTTCTGGAGCAGTCTTATCTGTAAATTGCTTGTTTTCAGTGGACATGTTTCTTACCTCGTTTGGTTTTAACTAAAGATTCAATAACTTGCTTGGTTTTAACTGCGACATGACCTGCTAACCCATTAGCAATTCCATTTGTCACATCATTTTCAAACTGATTACTTTTGGATAATTCGACGCGAAAACTCACACTTACACGTCCACCTTCCAATACCTCAATGATGATTTTTGCCATAACTAGCTATCTCCAGATGATATGAGCGCCGCGCCAAATGGTCATTTTGACCAGACTACGGACACCATTACGGGTTTCGGTTATCTCAACCGCGCCTTGTTCCCATGCCTTAAAGGGGCGATCAACTTCGATAATCGGACGGCGTAAATGGGTGTTTAATTCCACTACTTTAATCCCCGCGCGTAATAAGCAATTAATGGGCTTCATCAACGCTGGGTTATTAATCGGCAATTGGCACATGGCTTATTCCTTAATTAATTAACATTTTGGCGGCCTGACGGACGGCACCGACACCCACGGGGGTTTCATTGATATGGCTAAGACGAATTGCACCGCGCAGTAACTTAAATAAGCGCCGGGCATTACCCTTTGATTCCTGATAAAGCGCCTCATTGATATCATCCGCCACCGCAGGTAACACACTGGCCGCAATGGCACTGACATCATCTTTAGGCAGGGCATTGCCGATATTGAGCGCAAAAGCCACACGGCTATAAAGCTGGACGAATTCGCCACGCTTCCCTTTTAGGTTAATCAACAGGCGCGGCATACCGACCAGAACTACGCCGATACCGCTTTTATCATGCAGGCGGCGCAGCACTTCCAGTGACCGATGTGGCAGCAGTTCCCCCTCGTCAATCAACAGGACATAACCCGAATCACGTAATTTATTGCTACATAACTCAAAGGTTTCATGCATATTGCCGCGAGGGGAGAGCCCCAAACGGTTGCAGATCTCTTCCAGCAAGACGCGAGCGGTAAAGCTGGGGTCAACTTCGATTAACAGTGCGGTAGAGTTCTGGCTGGCGTAAGCCTTTAATGCCATGGTTTTCCCTAGCCCAGCCTCGCCGTAAATCACATTGATTTCACCGTCAACGTGGGCCATACGGATAATCTCCAGTGCTTTCTTGGAAGCTGAGGTGGCGACAAACTTCACGTCTACGCGCTGGGCTTTATCTTTCTCGCGAGTCCGTTCGAGGAAAGCCTGTACCTCACTATTGACCCTGCCCAAATCCCCGTTATATTTATCTTGTAGATATTGATTGACGGTGGCAGTACTCATGCCGATAGCGCGTGAAACCTGTGTTTGATTGAGGTTTTTACGTTCCATCAGTTCTATAAGGTCATTTTTAATTGTCATGATTTAATTCCTGTGTAGTTTTAATTGCCATAACAGTGAATGAGCGGCATTTGATGGGCGTCAAATGGCCGCTTTTTTATTGCCATGTACTTTTAAATATTCGTCACGATCAGATTGGAATAAAAACATCTCTTCCCGGTCATCATTAATTCTTGAGATATCACCTTGGATAAGTGAGCCAAAATCGGGCGCATCATTCACCGTGAGCACTGGATTAAGTTCAGCGTTAATCTCTTCGGCTTTTTGCTCAACCAGCTTCATACGACGGCTATGGCGGTCTTTTGCCACTTTCTGGATATATTCCACCGGGAAGGCGGCGCGAGTATTACCGTTCACAATCCCAGTGCAGATAAATGAACCATCAAGACGGCGAACGGTAACGCTGCTGGCGTCGTGAATATCAAACTCAACCAGAACCTCTTCGCCATCGACCTGAATTAAGCCCTCAGCAAAATACTGGTTATTGAAGATCGACAGCCAACCGCGCTGGGCGGTACGTCTAACTTGCGGACGGAACATGTCGCGCAACTCGATATCGGAAAGGCGATCAAGGGTCTCGCTGGTCAGCAGTAACTGGCGGTATTCAGTGGCGGTATAGTGCTTACCATCTTCACGGCGCGGCAGTTCGCTGTGCCGATGGGTGGTGTTATAGGCTTCAATCTCATCTTCTATGGCATCAATCAGCTGCTGCCATGAGGGTAATTTCGCCATCGCCGCTTTTTGGCGGCTGTTGAGCTCTTTATTCTTACCCTGTGCATTGAAGGCTGAATTGAGGTCAACGCTGACCATACGAACCGTTTCACGGTCAGCAGATTTACCATTATAGGTGGCAAACTTACGGGCGATACGAGCGGGAATTTCGCGGTTAAGTCGCTCAATAATCCCACGTGCCTGCGGGTTGCCGGGGATACCTGTAGGGTGCTCCACGCCAAGACGCGACAAAATACCCGTAATATCAGCATCTAATACGTTTGCGGTCTGACCCGCACCGTTATCCGAGTAGTAGATCAAGGGTATGCCGTGGCTCTGCATACCGTGGCGCAGTGCGTCAGCCACGGCGATCACGTTCTCCGCCAAACTCAGACTCCAGCCGACGACATAGCGTGTCCGGCCATCAATAACCAGCGTGATTTCGGGGGTGAATGGGCGACCATGGTCAGGGTGTGCCACCTTCATTTTCATGCTGTGGCCATCCCCAATCCAAACACCATTAACGGGCATTTGTGACCAGTCACGTTTCACATAAGTATTCAGCGCCCGCATGGCAGAACCCGTAACACGGCCACGCTGTTTGACGACAGTCGGCAACTTGTCCAATGCCCGCCGCACGGCATAAACAGAGGGGATTGCGGCGAGCATGGCGGGCTGGTCTGCATATTGCACCAGCCAGTCACCCTCAAAATTGTCGTAAGCCTCAGCAATGCTTAAACCGTTGGTAGTGCGGTAGTGCGCCATAAACAGGGGCATCCATTTGATGCGTTCTACGGGCTTACCTTTATTGTGTCCGGGAGCCAATAAGACCAGACGCTCAGAAGGCGTGGCGGCACGTTCATAGTCAACGACCCAGCCATTGAGAGTACGAGTACTGACGCCTGTGCGCAGACCTTTGCGGGCATTGGCCATCGCTGCTGCTTTCTGCAAATTTTCGGGCAAAGTATTAGATTGTGACTGGTCACAAATGTAATTAATGGCCCGAATGCGTGACAGCCCGGCGTTCTGCAAATTGATAACCTCAGCCACCAGAGTGGCGCGGGCATCTGCAATATCACGCTGTAGCTTGGTCAGATTGCCAGTGCTACGCTCTAGCAATGCGGGGCATTGACGCATAAGGTCTAACTCATGCTTGGCTTTTACTCTTGGGTTTACATCGCCGTTAACAGCCGTTTTAACGGCCTTTTTTTCCGCATTTAACAGAGAGTTAAGGTGGCGTTCGTTGATTATGTTCTGAACGTCAGTGGGTAGGCTTTCAACCAGATACTCGTAACTTAATCCTTTAACCCCAGTTAATTTTCTGCGTGTCCATCCCTCAGTTTTGGCTTTCTTGCCTAACCCTTGCGGGGTTTTAGGCAAACCATTAACAGACAGTAATTCATTCAGGGTTATCCAGATCATTTGCCAGCCCTCACTGCATGGCGAGATGGCCAGATAACGGCAGGGGATACGCCGATAGCATTTGCAATAATAACTTCTGCTTTCGGGTAAGAACCTCTGAGGGCATTTCTCAATGTGGATGGGGCCAGACCAGCATCGACTGATAGAGATGTCAGTGACAGCCCCTTCTTGTGTATTGCGGCAACAATGTCCGCTCTATGCCAATCAGTTTCTTTCATTGTTTTCTTCCCGTTCTATTTGTTTTATGCCAACCTATACGGTTACACAGGTGAGTCACCTTACGGCGTTACACCATGTGGCTGATTTGAATATTAGATAGAAACTCAGTTGTTTTCAAATGGTTTCTTTCAAAGTTTCCTTCAAAATGAGTCACTTTAAAATAACCAATTGATATCTATATTGTTTTATTTGAATGAATCTATTTTGTTTTTTAGTTGTTTCGTTTCTTTCATGGGGATTTGTATGAAACAAGAGTGGTATTTAGCAAAGGACTTGATTCATGTCCCTGGCTTGCCTTCTACGCCACAAGGAATTAATAAGCGGGCAAAGGTGGAAGGATGGGTGAAAAGGCCAGTGAGTGTGCCGGGTGTGCGTGGGCGTTCGTTTGAGTACCATATCGATAGCTTGCCGCAGGTGATTCGTCATTATCTCGGCTCGGTACAGGAAACGGGTGGCAGGCAGGTTGCCGTCAATCACAAGCATGACGACTCTATTGGCTTAGATGCCAATACACTAGAGTGGTTGAAGATTTATGAATTGATGACAGAGGAGGAGCGCAGCAATACTTTACAGGTCGTTAGACGCAAAGGGATTGATACTTTGCTGGCGATTACTGACGAAGAGAACCAGAGCCTGATTGGCTTGCCTGCGCTGACAAAGAAGACAGCGCTATTACTAGCAAAATTGCCAGCTGAGAGAGTTAAAGAGATTTTTAATCTCGCTGAGATGGGCGAACATAGCGCAGTATTAAATATCAACAAAAAGTAAGCAGATTCATAGACATATATTCACGTATTCAATGATTTATCTCATTATGATTATAATATTTTTAAAGTGGATCATGGTATGATCTAATTTGTGCAGAATTGAATGCAAAATAACGCACTTTTGATTATTTTTCTCGTAACCATGCAAAATCGTTAAATTGCCCCGCAAGTCGCTCCCTTCAAGGCATCCCGCCTAAATCAGACTCTCCCTAAGCTATGTTAAAATGATCACTCCCCCACACAAGGGGCTGAAAAAACAGTGGCAACAAGGTGTTTATGCGCTGGTCGATAATCAGTGGCGGCTGGCAGGTCAATTGCCCCAACCACTGGGTTATGGCGTGTCGATTCAGGACAATAATAAGGTGATTCTGGTGGGTGGAGAAACCACTGACGGCGTTGCGACATCCGCCGTGACTCAGATCTCTTGGCAGGGTAATCAACTGCATATCGAGTAG